TTTTTTCTATTTTTTTTTTATTTTTTTTACTATTTTTGATTCCGTTTTCTTACCTTAATTGTTGCCACAGAGGTCCATTGACATTCTCAGGCGCTTATTGTGAGATTGCTGGCTGCCAAAACTTCCATCATCGCTGATATTATCTTCAGCATAAACACACGCCATATTGGTATCCTCATCATCGGTAGGTTCGCGAGGCCCAAGCAAGGAATCAACCATTATCTCCATATCTTGAAAATCATCCATGCGCCAATCTGCGCGACGAGCCAGTCGTCCCATTTCAACCTCCCTAAATTGGCGCTGGTGGAAATCCTCAATGATGGCATCTTGCTCGGAAACTCGCGCTTCTAGCTCTGCAATTTTAGCGGTGTGTTCAGTCAAAAGCGCGGCGACCTGATGAATGTTCATGGTAGTATCGGGAATGGGCTCGGTTGTCATTTTTCTCAAAATCAAATATTCTGTCTTGTTAAACCAATGCTTACAGCTGCCGTATGTTTGGATTTTATACCAAACACCAGTTACCGTGCCATTGTCATACCAGCGGTCAAAATGCACAAATGCACCCTTTCCACCATTTGCAGTGTCAATAAAATCAACGCGTCTTACATCACCAAGGTAACCACGCCAGAATATTTCTACTATCTGCTGCTCCGTCATATTTCCCACTGCGGGAATATATACGGAATCAGATTCGGTGTATGCGTTCATTTCTTAAGAATTGTGTGTGCCTGTTAAAGTTAAATGCATCATATTTCCCGAAAAGCATTTCAATTTTTTTTTCAAATCAAAAATAAATCAAAAATAAATTAAAAATAAATTAAAAATAAATTAAAAATAAATTAAAAATAAATTAAAATAAAAAAAATTAAAAATAAAATTAAAAACTAATATATTAAAATTGATTTAATTTGAACAAAAAAATTGAAATATTTTTTTAACTGCACTATAAATCAACTTTCCCCAAATATATAGTAATTAACTAATCATGATTTCCAGTATTAGCTACTTTTACAAGGAGGGCGACGTAGAATATTACACGGCGCATATTTCAACTGGTGGCGAAGTAGATTTCGCAGGACAAGTTCCCGAATATTTTGCGGCGAAATATGCCAAAAGAATCTTTGAATGCGGTAATTGTATGGCTCTTAAGTGGAATGGTGTTATTATGTGCATGTGTGCGAATTGCGGTTTAGATACAGGCGAACAAAAAGGCCTTTTCAATTATGGCCAAGAATGCGAGGATGGTTCAAACTCTGAACTACCAAGTATATTTGAAAAAGGTCAATATTTGTTCAATCATTGGGACCTAAAAAAAATTGGCGATAAAAATTTTGAAAACACTGTGCATATACTTGTAGATAAATTGTCCCAACATTTACTTTATAAATTTGGTGTTGAAAAAGAAACAGCTATTCTAGGATTGCGTGGCTATTTGCGTAGTTTAGATCACGAACCTAGATTGGCTATTCTACGAATTAATGAATCGTATAATATTCCAGAAAAACAATTATATGATAGGAACTGGGTTAATTTATTTGATAGCGATGATGAAGATGAGCGTTGGAACTCCGGAATGTCCCCCATGTCTAACGATTTGGCCCATGCGCGGCCACCCATCATGACACGAATCAACTCCAAATACCACTATGCATCCGGCGATGGTGATGATGGCGATGATGGCGATGATGGGGATGATGCTGTTTCTAAAATATCTGGCGATGTTGAAGAATGTAAATATTCCTATTCAACTCCGTCTGAATATGGAGCGAGCCGGAGCGATAGCGAAGGTGAGCGACTGGAATCCTCTACGAAGTGAGAACGTTAGTGAAGGATTCTAAGGAAACCTGCAATACACCATAAAAATAAAAAATAAAAAATACAAAATAAAAATAAAATAAAAATAAAATAAAAATAAAATAAAAATAAAATAAAAATAAAATAAAAATAAAATAAAAATAAAAATAAAATAAAAATAAAATAAAAATAAAATAAAAATAAAATAAAAAATACAAAATTACAAATTACAAATTACAAATTACAAATATACAAATTACAAATATACAAAATATACAAATATACAAATTACAAATATACATATTTTTTATTTATTTTTTACTTTTTATTTTTATTGCATAGAATCCTCTACGAAGTTGGAGCGAGCCGGGGCGATAGCGAAGATGAGCGACTGGAATCCTCTACGAAGTGAGAACGTTAGTGAAGGATTCTGAGAACGTTAGTGAAGGATTTTGATAGCGTCTTCTCCAAGTCGGCAATGTATTCAGGGTGTATCCTCCATAATTAACATTGGAGCGAGCCGGAGCGGTAGCGAAGGTGAGCAACTGGAATCCGTAACGTTAGTGAAGGATTTGCTTTGTTTTCCAAATAGACTACTTAGTTGCTCTACAAGGGCCGCATTATCAAACCTCAATTCTGATAGCGTCTTCTCCAAGTCGGCAATGTATTCAAAGTCATTTTTGTCCAACAAAAACACCAGGTGAGCAATCTTTTCATCCCGGTCAGTCATGTCCGATCTCAAATTAGCAATCAAGCGCTCCAATGAAGCGACATATTTGGCAGATACTTCTGGAGCGATCCGGAGCGATAGCGAAGGTGAGCGACTGGATTCCGTAACGTTAGTGAAAGATTCTGCAGGAGCGTCTTTGGGTGCTGCGGCCGTATTCTCCAAAACGATCCAATACCACGGATCATCATACACAATGCGCGCCTCCTTATTGGGGTTCAAGACGCGCTCTTGAAAATTTTCTACAGCTGAATTATTAAACCAAGCGTCAAAATGAACATATGCCGCATTATAGAACTTACCGTTCTTATCAGTTTTCCCAACAAAATCCACCCGACTGACAAACCCGATGGAATAAGTATTAAATATACTTGCAATCCGATCCTCCGTGATGTTGGGGAACATGTGAGGAATGAAGAGGCTGAGATTTTGATTGATGGACGACATTGTTCAAGACGCTATTACTTCTGAAAGATGTATTTCCCAAAATGAGAAAAAAGGATTTCAATTTTTTTTCAAATAAAAAATTAAAAATAAATCAAACTAAAAAATTCAACCATGATTTTTTTCTTCGTCCATCAACATAATGGCCATAGCAGCATAGTTATGCAAATCAATTAACGTATCTCTCAGTGACTCATTATTCACCAAATTTACACCATTTTTTGTTACATTGGATAGTCGTTGAATTTTGTCTCCGACTCTAACAATAACCCCTACAGGACCGTAGTTAGCAAAAGCGTCTCCATAGTCAGCATTTTTCTTTTTGAATAATTCAAGACCTTCGGTTTGAACCCGTTGCATTTGTTCCACACGATTTACCTTATTCTTAAAAAAAGTTTCTTCTTGCATTTTATTACTTTCAACTTGATGACTCATATAAATAAATAAATATAAATACGTTTATATTTATTTTTTCTTTTTATTTTATTTTTTTTATTTTTTTTTCTTTTTATATTCGCTATAATCTTTTTCGGCTGGCCAAATAACCAGCAGCAGATGTGCCAATTTTACCATAACCAGTATGCGGTTTATACATATAATTGTGATTATATGTGTAGCATAATGTATTATTACAATTATTCACTCTAACAGGATAAGGAGTGAAAATGGGAGTATATGACATAAAAAAATTTGCACGACCAACAGGTGGAACTCCAACAGAACTCATTTATAGTATAATAATATTTTATTTATTTTTGTAGTATTGATTTCAATTAGTATCATTTATCTTCCACAAGAACTGCACCCAGGTTTTGAATTAACTACGTGAGAAATCATCCCATTAAATCTATTTGCAGTAAATCCTCTAAACTGTTGCCCTTGATTTAAAACAGTATTAATACTGGGTGCAGGAACACCACCATAATTATATTGTTGATAAGTATTTCCACTTGGGCGCATTAAATTAAAACCAACACGACGCATTTTATGTAATATAATTAGATAAAAAATTTTGGAATTGAATAGGTAATAAATTTCTAATAAAATAAATAATATTGAAAACAGAATTTGTTCCAAGAAATTTATTTACTAGATAACAATCCGTCAATACTTCGGGGTCATTTGCAATAATGGTATCAGTTGTAGCATTAAATCCTAATTTAGACGCAAGATTATTATCGCAATTACATGGAAAATAAATAAGCAATTTTTCGGCAGAAGTATTAAGTATGGTGCCATTATCAAATTTCACAGTGTATATAGCATTTTCAACAGAAGTTACAACCGCTCGCGCATAATATCCCAGCGAATTTAATGCATAAACGACACTTCCAACCTTAAATTGGTAATTACTGCTTAAAACGGACGGATCTAACAAAATATTGTATATTTTTTTATTGTCATAACTGGAGTTAGACCCAGCAATAGGGCATCCACAGTTATCTCCAACAATACTCGTCTTCATTGTCTTACCGCCATAAATAGGTGCCCCTGGATTAAATGGTATAGGTGTTCCAAAATTTGGAGGAATAACACCACGACGAACAGGTCCTTTCCCCTTTAATCGCAATAAATATCTATCGTAAGAATTATGTTTAATATCAACCCCAGCACCGCCAGGGCACCCAGCACCGGGTCTGCACCTAGTAATAGTATTTTTTGTGCTACTACCGTGATAAAAGCTTCCGCCAGTAACAATATTAGGTTGAACGTGGCGCACAGCTCTATCACTCATTTGATTCCAATTAACTCCATAAGCTGGGTCTGGGCGTTGATAAACAGTCAAAGCTCCTAAATCTGACGTGTATAAAGAAGCAGGAACTCGCACAGTATTTTGGATCAACTTTAATTTTATGTATTGCGATGCGGGATCTACATCACATAACCGAGTATTGCATCCAAAAGCTTTGCATATAGTTGCTGGTTGCGTTTTTGTTGAATTTGTATTCTGTGACATTTTATATAAAATAGTGCGATATTTTATTTTCGTTTAATTAGTTGTTGAATCTAAGCGAGTTATAGGATAACCAAGTGTTTTTTCTATCACTTTCCGGGCTCCCTTATTTGCTTCATCTTCTGGTGAATTAACATATTGAGATTTAGCTAATGCAGCAGCAGCCGATTGTGCATGCACATCTAGATAATTAGCTTTTAGCTCGTCTATGGGCACTTCTACTGCATTTGTATTGTCAACTTTATATCTATCTATTACAAGGCCATTATTTGTTTTATAAGGTGTATAATTTGTAACGCGTAAATGTTCATCTTCACCAGCCGCATTAAATTTTTTTGCTAAAACATTTCGTCTGTTATTTATTAACTTAGTTGGTTGTGCATCACTTGGTTTATTATCATTACCAGTAACGCCAGTAATGGCAAATAATAATGAACTGTCATTAACGTCTTTTGTAGCAAATGTAACATATTTCGTTACAGTATCTTGACCAACAGTTTTTCCCAAATTTCCATTAAAATCAGAATTTAATCTGTTCCATTCTGCAGTTGATTCAACGGTCATTCCTTCAATAGGGGGTCTATAAGTAACATAATAACCAGATGGTCCTATACGATCAAGAGCTGATAATGGCGCAACATTCCCATTTTTTACTAACAATGCACCAGTAGGAGTTACTGAAGCAGAAAGAGCATGGCCTGAAATACTAAACATGGAAGAAGCCCATTCATTTGGTTGAAGGCTGCCATTATCTACACTTATTTTACGATCCTGAATCATATTTTGTTGAACCGCGTCTAATCCTTTCTGAATACTTTTAGTAGGGTTAGTTTTCCAGTCCGGCATGACAATGTCAGTAACATCAAAATTTATACTGTATGATTGACTCATTGAAACTGTATTTCCAATATGCTCCCCAAACCCGCTTACATACAGGGCTTGTTGAACGACTCCGTCTTCAAATTGTGGTGTTGTAATTATCCCACTTGCTAATGCAGAGCTAACTGTGCAAATACCTGCACCCACCCCGACATCATTTGCAAGAAAATTATAACCTTCTTGATGAGTAAGTGCATTTGGTCCTATAGATAATGCTTGTTGTGTAGTGCTTGCATATTCTTGCTCGGTTACTCCTAGTCTAGATATACCGGCTTGCACTAGTGGGCCTACCATTAATAATGTTACAAAAAGCAAACCTGCTCCTCCGAATCCGCCCGATAATTTTCTAGTATTATTTTTTTTAGAATTTTTATTATTTTTATAATTTTTATTATTTTTATTTTTTTTATTTCTATAATTTCTTTTTGTTTTTTTATTTCTATAACCTCCACTTGAACAATTTGTTACTGCCAATTCTTTTACAGGATTTGTAGAATCCTCTAATTTAACCGGTGGCACTAATTCTTGAAGGCCAGGCAATTCTTCAGCAATCTGTTCTGCTATAATTATAGTAGCAATGTCATTGGCGTTTAATTTACCTTTACTTTTATCTAGGGTTTCTTTTATTTCTTCTCCAAGCTCAGCTAAAGGAATATTTATGGTTTTTGTATGTTTATTTACTACAATATCAGAAGACGTAGTTTGACCTCCTGTTAATTTGTATCGTCGTCTTGTTTTTGTTTTTCGTGTCATTATATATATATTATTTTATTAAATATAAAAAAATATAAAAAAATATAAAAAAATATAACCCTATACTATTTAAATTTCATCAAGGATTTTCAGGTTTTCCAAACTGCCATACTGGATTAACATTATTTGTTTCTCCTGCAGCATCAGCTAGCCGTGTAACTATTCCAGTATATTCTTTATTTCGCACAGGGGCTGGATTTGTGACACTTGTATGTCGTATAGGTCCATAATCTTCTTCTAATTGTTCTCTCATATTAAAATCGTATCTGTCTTCTGGAATAATGCTTTGACTTCTTGCAATTTGTGCTGGTTCAACCGCTCTAGAAAAATCTAAAGCATCGTCCCTTCGTTTGCTAATATTTTCTTGTTGATTACCGGCAGATCTATCGTATCTATCATTTTTAATAGTAGCCCGTGTAACCAATAAATTAGGCTGTGTTGGGTCAGCTCTATATATAGGACTAAAATTAACATTCAAATGTGTGCCGCTGGCAGCATTTATTTGTTTTGACGCGTGCATTATTTTTCCTTCTCGTGTTCGCGAATCATTAATAACATGATTGTAAATTTCCCCAGTTAATGGATTATCATGACCAATAATACCATTAACTGATATGCTTGCATAGCCTTTTGATTTTGCCTGTTTAAATACTGATGGAGTTAATGTATCGTCTCCCAGTGTCCCAAATGCTTTTGGAAAGGCTTTATTTAACTGATTCCATTCTGCTTCAGCTTCTGGAGACATCCCTCCAACTGGAGGTTTATATTTAAACATAAAAGCAAATGGATTGCCCGGAAAAAGCATACTACGATCATAATCATCTGTATTTCTTACTATAAATGCTCCAGCAGGAGTGATCCAAGCAGCAACTGCGTGCCCAGGAATATATAACATAGTAGCTGCACAATCAGATGGAGTTAAAATGCCATTATTTATAGCACTCTGTCGGTCTTCAATCATTTGTTGTTGAGCTAACCCCAATAAGGTTTCAATACTTTTTTCAGTGCGATCCCATGATTGTAACTCAAACTGAGTTTGTAGTATATCTATATTATAAAAATGACTTAATCCTGCCTCGTGCCCAATACCAGTTGAATCTGTTGGATAACCTTCAACATCATACTCTTCAGGCTGTTGATTTTCAACAGCTTTTTTTTTAATACCTTCTCCAAACTGAAATGGAGATATAAACCCTGTAAATAATGCAGCGTGCGATTGGCATATACCTAGAGCATTGTTACAGACATCTCTACCCTCTTGAATAGGCGCAGACAATGCTTGTTTTCCGCTATCAATAATTTCACTCAATTTAAACCCTACATTATTTATACCAGACTGAACAAGAGGAGTCATAACAGCAAGCAATGTTAAAAAAAACATTGTTGTTAATTGACCTCCATGAAATATATTTTTTTTTGTTTTGTTATATTTTTTAGTTTTTTTAGTTTTTTTAATTTTATGATTTTTTTTAGTTTTGTTTGTTTTGTTATATTTTTTAGTTTTTTTAATATTTTTTATATTGCTACCTCCCATTAATAATTTTGCAGGATTTTGAGAATTTTCTAATAATGTGTTGGGTAATAAATCAGGTGCAATTTTTTTAGCAAATATTTCTGCTAAAAGTATAATACCAATTTCATTTGCATACTGAGATAATTTGTTATTGCTTCGTTGTATAATTGTTTTTACTTTTTGTATAATATCATTCACATCAATAGAAATAGTAATTTTATTCTGCGTTTTTGTAACAACATCGTCTGTTGGATTAATAATAACTTGATTACCATCACCATCACCATCACCACCTGTTAATTTGTTTCGCCTAGATTTTGTTTTTGTTTTTTGTGTCATTATATATAATGATATTTTATTGTTTTAAAAATTGAAATGATAAACAACAAAAATAAAACAGGCAAATAAAACAAATGGATACAACATCACCAAATCAGTGTTGCCCGCATTGCGATAAAAAATATACTAGAAAATCATCATATACACGACACGTTATTTTATGTGAAGTGCTTCATCAAACAAAAAGGGAGAAAAAATGTGCAGAAGAGGAAACAACAGATATTCCAACGACAAGACAATTATACAATATCATTCAAGAGTTGGCAATAAAATATCAAAATATGGAACAGAAAATGAATGATATGCAAAAATGGGTAGAAACCAAAAAGAAAAAGCTGAATATTATAAATTGGTTAAATACAAATTGTGAGCCAACAACACTAATTCAACAATGGATTCAAACTATTCTAGTAAATGAAGAGCATATTGAGATATTAATAGAACAAAATATGGCGCAAACAATAAGCGCAATTTTAAGGGAAAAATTGCAACAAAATAAAGACAAAGAGGTCCAGCCATTATATTGTTTGACACAGAAAGAAAATTTATTCTATTGTTACAATAATGCTGAAGATAAATGGTCACAATTTACAACAGACGAATTTATCATAATGCTGAAACGCATACACGGGAAACTAGTAAAAGCGTTGTGTGAATGGCATGATAAAAATGTAGAAAAAATAAATCGCAGCGACAAGATGCAGATTTTATACAACAAAACAATGATAAAACTTATGGGAGCGAATTTTACGCAAGATTCACAAATCTTGAGTAAAATAAAAAATGATTTATATCATCAAATTAAAACAGATATTAAAAATGTTATAGAATATGAGTTTGAGTATTGAGTATTAAACAATAGGAAAAGAAGGCTCCATCGCAATTCCGCAAATTCCGGCATCATTGGTGCTTTCACTGCGTTCAATCTTAATGTATCCAGCATCACCCCATGAAGTGCCCCATGAATTTTTTACCAACCAATACTTGATCCCGTCTTCCGTTCCATAACCAACAATGAGAACACCGTGATCCAAGGTAGTTCCACATGAACTGCTGGTAATAACACCACTCTTGTAAGATTGGAAAAGCTTGGTTTCGGCATCCAATGCAATACTGACTGGCCCAACCAAAGCAACAGCCTCCTTCAATGCAACTTGATTATTAGGAGGGACGTCGGAACACGAGTGCATAGTAACAACAGGCTTGCAAGAAGTGCATGTTCCGCCAGTTTTAGTCACACCGCTCGTGTAAGGATAAGACTCCTCAGAACACATTCCGGTATCAATTGCATATTGAAAAGCATTGTCCATTAAACCACCATTGCATCCCATGTTGCCATATTTCTTGGAGCAATCAACCAATTGCTGCTCAGAAATGCTGACAATACCCTTCGTTTTAATTGCCCAAGCACCCTCCATGGCGCCACTCGCAGAAAACGACCAGCATGAGCCGCATTGTCCCTGGTCCTTCACGGGAGTAACTGCCCCCGCTTCCCGCCAATCCCACGAATCAGGAACAGCCTTTCCTGTGGGTGCGTATGCCTTGCAACTAGATTTTGCAACGCGACCCAAAAGCCCACCATATTGCGATTTAAACTCCTCGGGAGTTAAATCCGTAAATGTATTGACACCCATAGTAAAATTCTTGTGCATCAACTGATTGTGTTCAATAATTTCCTTCAAATTATCCCTGAAAATATCAAAGCGCTTTTCAAGTTCCTCTAAAGACGCATAATTTTTCTCAAACTTTTTGAGAAACCCAGAAAACTCCGACCACTCATTGCGGCGACTCAACGTATTATCTACGGAAAACACAGTTACCCCCATAGTTGCAAGTAAAAAAAGAGTATTAAACCACATATTATACATTAGGTATATAAAATGTTTTTATATCTAATTCTTATATTATTTATATATTTTATGATTTTGTTATTAGCTAACGGTCTCAAGCAAAATATGTCGCCATAAATTCCGCTGGTGTCATGATGGGCACGCCAATTTTTCTTGCTTCGGCCGCTTTTCCGGTATCTTCATCGGAACTTTTTGCAATCACAGCAACCGTATTTTTGCTAACAGATGTTCCTAAATTTGCGCCAACAGACTTCAAAGCTTCAGTCACTTGCGCATCTCGTATTCCAGTCATAACTACTGATTTTTTATATAATGGATGGCCAGTGTTTGCAACAACGGCGACAGGACTTCCGGATAGCTTGTCTTGCAAACCACATTCGTCCATAAACTTTACAAAGTCGTGAATCTTTTCAACAAACGCTTCTGCCGATTTTGCAGCCATACCCTTAATACTTGCAATCTTTTTGATTTTTTCTTGATTAGAATCGGGCGACAATAAAATATCAGGATAAGCTTCCAATACTAATTCCATGCGCTTTTCGCTGAATCCTCTTCCAAATATATTGGACGACGACATTAATACAAGCAAAGGCGCAGCCGCAATTTTATCCTTAATTCCATCCACAAATTTTTGAGCCAGCGTTTTAAATCCAACCTTTTCAAAATCCGCTTTTGTCATGTTAATAATTTTAGGAACCGTGTCATATCCGGCAGCAATAATGCGAGTAATATTTCCACTGCTTAAACCATCTACGCCAATACCTTTGAAAAACCCAGTAACATTTTTCTCTCTAACAGTGGTATCAGAACTAGCGTCTTCCAACATGATATCCACGTGCGTATCATTCCACTTATATGGAACCGAGGGCATTTTGGTTTGTTCTGCAGGAGTAGTAACGCTGCGAATGTGTGGGATAACATCACCGCTTCTGATAATTTGAATCAATGCACCAACACCAATTTTATTTTGTTCAATAAATGCGGCATTGAAACCAGTCGCATATTCAATTTTAACTCCACCCAGTTGAATGGGTTCAATTTGAACACGAGGTTTCAAATACCCATCTTTGCTGGGTGTCCAAATAACATCAACGACTTTTGCCTCTGCAATTTGATCGGATAAAACCATCTTGAAAGCAAATGAGTGGTCAGGATTTCCAGATTTTCTATCATATATTTTATCATCTGAAACAATGACGCCGTCAATTTCATACAGATATTCGGAACGCCACTTGACAAGCGTTTCGGACAACAGTTCATTCGTCAAATCAGATGCCATCACGCCACGATTTAAAACAGTTTCAAACCCTTGATCCACCAATAATTGCATTTGCTCAGATGGTTTCAATTCGGGGACAATAACCTCATATGTGACGAAATGCACATCATGAACTTTTTCATCCATTGTTATACGATTCACGATACCGGCAACAAGATTTCTAGGATTCGCAAATTTTGAAGCATATTTTTCATGGAAAACATTTTTTGGAATAACAAATTCACCGCGAACAACAATGCTATTTTTCTTGCCACTAATTTCGGGGAGTTTCAAATAGGGAATCAAATGACTAATATCTTGACCGACTTTACCGTCTCCTCTTGTGTATAGTTTCCCAACTCCACCTTCTGTAGAATACATGCCACTTACACCATCAAGTTTGCATGAAAGCACATAAGGGCCCAAATATTTTTGTTTCCATGTTTTAAGCGCACCGGTATCTGGTTTAATTTTATCCATAGATGCCATTTCATATGGCAGAGTTACTTTATTTTTCTCAATAATAGGAGCCCCTACTTCCTTCAAAACGGCACTGGTGGGAAATTTCTTTTCTAAAAATTCCTTCATAATATCGTATTCATTATCAGACATTACAGGTGTCTTGTTAAAATGGAAAGCCTTATTGGCTTCTGCAACCATGGCGGACAATTGGGGTTCCGAAAGCGCATCTAAAACTTGTATGCCATTTTTCTTAAAGTTGTTAATCGTTTCAATTGCAGCTGGATTTTCAGCAGCAGCATCCAATTGTTGCGCGAGGTCCAAGGCGGCAACTTCACCTTGTGGAGGCATCTTTTTCAAAGTTGTCTTCTTTGCCTTCACCTTTACCTTTTCTTTTTCTTTTTCTTTTTCCGGATTTTCATCTCCTTGTAATACAAGTTTTGGCATCTTCTTCAATGTTTTCACCTTCACGGATGTAGGCGCCGGAACAGCGGCGGCGGCAGGAACAGGAACAGGAACTGCAAGAGGTTCAACTGAAATTTTTCCTACATTTTCAACTAGAACAACCGATCTGCCATCAATTCTTTCTGCGGGCTCTTTATAAACCATTCCCAAAAAGTCAAATATGTCCTTCTCCGAATGAAACACATGCGCAACTTTATCTCCTTTGACCGCCTTTTCTCCTCTTTTCTTTTCACCCATTTTTGTCATCTCGTGCTCATTAAGTGAAAATCCTAATGCTAATGCTCTTCCACGCATCACTGTGTTGAAAATCTTACTCCCAGTAAAATATAATACAGAAAATGGATACTCTTCTGGGCTAGAATATAAGAAATCTACTCTTCTGGCATCCGTAGAACCAGGCAACTTTGCAATCACAAGACACTTCTTATCACCGCGCGACAAGACTTCTAGAATAATTTTCTGTCTAATCAACTCATCCACAAATTGTCTAAACACAACTCCAGTCGTTGCAGTAATAATCATGTCAATATCCCCAGACGTTTTCGCCCCGCGACGATAACTTCCAACGATTTCAAATTTTGCTTCCGACCCTGGCCCAGTAACTCGCGAAAATACATCCTTAAATACGGCATCATATTGGTCTATTTCTTCACGTGGAATTCGTTTCAGAATATCTTCATAGTATTTTAGCCCAATTTTTTGCGTGTCATTCAAAACCGAGTCTTGCCTTTCTCTCAATTGGTCAATAGTAGTAATTCCTTGATCTACCAACTCTTTTGCCTTTTTGGGACCGATACCATAAATTTCTCCCAGGATATTTATTGGGTTCGTCTTTTCTCGCTCTATCACACGCAATGTTCCAGTTGCCATATACTCATTCAACTTTTCCATAATAGTTGGGCCGATTGCTGGAAGTCCTTTTATCTGTTCTGGACTCAAAATATCACTATTGTAAGACATGATAGATTCTTGTGCCTTTTGATATGCACGTGCGCGAAATGGCTCTCCATGTTTCAACATAATACTTGATAATTGTTCCATTAAATCAATAAACTTTTCATTTAATCTACCTGTTATTATTGGTTCTGCTTTTACTTCTTTTACTTCTGCTTTTACTTCTGCTTTTACTTCTGCTTTTACTTCTGCTTTTACTTCTGCTTTTACTTCTGCTTTTACTTCTTTTTTCTGTTTTGGTTCTTTCTGCATTTTATGCATTTCTTCTGCTGGTGCCTTTAAATCCATTCTCATAGATTTTTCAATTTTTTTTACCATTGGCGAAATGTTCGATAATTCAATTGGAACTGACTCGGTCGTAGCTAGCGCAAGAATAGCCCCAGTTTTTTTCACAGCAGTCTCTGCAGAATCTTCAAACTTTTCCACTATTTTAAATACGGGTTTCTTCCTGGTTTTTTTTACAACCTTTTTAACTTTCACATCCATTCCACCTCTGTATTTTTTATGTCTTAATTTAATCGTTTTTTTATGCAACGAACGTTTTTTATATTTTCTTAGAGTATTCTTCATGTAATAATTGTATATTATTATTTATTATTTTTTACCTATACCCTTTAGATGAAATAATTTATTTAAATCATTCGCATTATTACCAGACGATACCGGTGAAATATTTATATTGGTATTTGAAAACATTAATTTGGTTGATTTTGTGTTTTTTATATGTTGTTGTTGCTGAACTGCTTTCAAATAATTAATTGCTTGCATTTGCCTGTATTGCTCTCTCGTTAATAAAACTGGTAGTTGTTGCTGTTGTTGTTGTTGCTGTTGTTGTTGTTGCTGTTGTTGTTGTTGCTGTTGTTGTTTAAATTGCTGTTGTTGTTGTTGCTGTTGTTGTTTAAATTGTTGAGGTAGTTGCACTGGAACTTGGTTAAAATTATTTGTTCGTATATTTTCAACTGCAGTATTTCTAACAATTTGCAATTTGCCATCAATAACTTTCATGTTTAAAGATGATAATATATCATCATATGTAACTTTTCTTGGCGCGGGAGCAGGAGCTTGCACAGGAGGAGCTAAAGAGCCGCGATTTTTATACGCCAATGTAGTAATTCTTGGGGCTGGGACACGAGAAGTTGGTTCAGGAACAGCAGGAGTAAATTTGTTATCATCTATAAAACCAACATCTTCAACATCTTCAGCATCGTAGTCTAAACTATCAAATTCTTCAATGTTTAAGTTCATATATATTTATTCTCTTGAAATATCCAAAAATAAACTCATTAAAATTCACTTATTTTTTTTAATATTTTCATAAAAATTTTTCATAAAAACACTGCTGAACAATTCATCTACATATTCACACAAAGATTCTACCGTGGTTTTCTTAATAGGAATAGTCTCAATATCCTCTGCAATTACTAATGGCGTTTTCAACGAATCATCCAAAAAATCTAGCGATTTCATAAATTAATAAGTATAATATATTTTTAATATATTTTTAATATAATGACGACTGCTTATATTAAAAATAAAGGGATTACCCAAACTTCTTTTCAAGATAATCACAACCATAAAAAATTCAATGAAATTAAATGGAATGCTAATTATGATGGAAACCTTGCAAATATTAAGGTGGATGTTAAAAACAATGGTAAAAAAAATAAATATCGCATGCAACTGAATAATGAAGATTTAGCAAATATATTAAGTATTCCTGCTGTAAATCAACCATTAGAAAGACGATTGCATAATGATTTTCTGGGTGATGATGATGATTGTGTTCAAGAGGATGAATATTTTATCCCGCCATTTTCAGAACAACCCAAACAACTAGAACAACCCAAACAACTAGAACAACCCAAACAACTAGAACAACCCAAACAACTAGAACAACCCAAACAACTAGAACAACCCAAACAACTAGAACCAGAACCAATTTTATTCAGAGTGAATATTCCAGACTCGCAAAGTAAAAGACAAAATTACTCATCGCCATTTTCAAAACCATGCATTAATAATAATGAATTAACAAGTTTGCCCGATTTGACATCTCTTTCAATCCCTGAATCTTTTGAATCTGAACCACCCATAATTTATAAACCAAGACTGACAAGACGAGAGAGAAATGCAAGATTAAGAACGCCATCACCAAAAACAATGCGAATTCATTACACGACAGCAAGCGCAAAAGGAAGAGGAACAACAAAACGAAAAAAACGCGCAGCAACAACAAGAAAAAAGGGCAAAGTCTCCAAGTTTTTTAGCAAGCTTTTTTAATAACCGGTTCTAAGACTACCTTATCGTTATCCGAGAGCGATCTTTCTCTCTTATTTTTATTATATTTTATGACTTTATCTTTTTCAATAGTGGTGAGATAATATTGCGATGCATACAGTAAATTGCACGCAATCTCATCATCATAAATACATTCAATATGCAAATCCTTCTTTTTCTTTAATGTCTTTAAAAAATAAGCACAATTGAATATTTCAGAATCGTCAAAATTTATCACAATTATGCAGTGGTTTCTTGGAATTCTACATCGCCCTTCCATTTCGTAAAGATAATAATAGTGGTCGCAATTTGAATCCAATGCAAAATCGGTGATTTCCTTCTTGATTTCTGAAATATTACCGTGTTTCTGCATGTTTACAGACACTTCAATGTTATACCCCATTAATATAGGCATATATATTTATTTTAACCGCAATAATTATTGTTATGTAGAGAGAAGAATAAAATATTTTACTACAATAAGATTTAGGTTCTGGAACACATTTTAAAAAATTTGTATATTATAAATATGTCATTTAAACAGTTCGGAGGTTTATCTTTTGCAGCAAAAAATAATATTGTCGGAAATTTGTATTCAACCAGTGGAAATCTTGGTATTAGTAATTCAATGGGGCAAGAAAATTCAAAAATAATTAGTCAAAGTCATGTAGATTTGAGCGGGAATTCTTTAATGCATATAGGCAGTCTATATTTTATGGATGGGTCTGTTCAATCCTCTGCACAACAAACAAGCCCTACTGGAGCGGCCATATTCAATAGTGGTATAATTGTTTATAATGGTTCTAGCTTAAATGGTGGCGCAACAATAGACACGCTGCACGTAACTGGCACGAGTCAATTAGATGGTGCAGTAACAATGGGCAGCACATTAGGAGTTACTGGCCTGGTGACAACCAATGCTTTAAACGCGAATGGATTAATAACTGCTAATGCGGGTTTAACATCAACTGCAGGAGCAACCGCGCTGGGAGCAACAACCTCAACAACATTGCATGTAACCGGTACGAGTCAATTAGATGGTGCAACAACAATAGGTTCCGGAGGATTAACATCAACCGCAGGAACAACCACGCTGGGAGCAACAACCTCAACAACATTGCATGTAACCGGTACGAGTCAATTAGATGGTGCAACAACAATAGGTTCTGGAGGATTAACATCAACCGCAGGAACAACCACGCTGGGAGCAACCACGCTGGGAGCAACCACAACAACTACCTTAACCGCATCCGGATTAATAACTGCTAATGCGGATTTACAAGTTGGTTCGGTTGTAATTACTAGTTCAAGTACTGGATTTTATGTGTCACCAATACGAGAAGATACAGCTACAAATACTTTGTATTATGACAACGGTACAAAAGAAATAGTTTATTACCCAACTAGTTCAGGTCCAGTAGGAACCGCAACAAATATTGCGGGAGGATCTGCCAACCAAATACCATATCAAAGTGCCCCTAATTCTACTATATTTTCAGCAAGTTTAACATTTAATGGTTCTACGTTGTTGGCACCAACTTTTGAATCTAGTTCAGATTACCGAATTAAAGAAGACGTCACCATTCTAGATGATTCATTCAATGTAAATAAGCTAAGACCAGTAACATATACAAATAAAAATACCGAAAAGCGAGACATTGGTTTTATTGCACACGAAGTCCAACAGGAGTTTCCATATTTAGTGTCGGGTGAAAAAGATGGAGAACAAATGCAATCACTCAATTACATAGGATTAATCGGCGTTTTAGTAAAAGAAATCCAGGAACTAAAAAAACGTGTTCAAATATTGGAAAATAAGTAAAATGCAAGATGTTTATACTATATATAAATTTTATCCAAAAAATTATAAACAATATCTTTTAAAGAGATATTACGGGTTTCATTATTTTTATCCAAATATTTAAATGAAAAGTCTATTAAATAAACTAACACATAATTTTCATATTTATTATATCTAACTGTTTTACTAACATGCATAAATCCATTCGCCTTTTTATCAATTTCGTTCTCTGCACAATAATTATTGAGGGGTATTGAAATTGAAATGTCATATTGTTTATTTTGAAAAACTGTGGGAATAATAATATTATTGGGTTCATATTTAATAATATACCATTCTTTAATGTTAAAATTAAGTTCATGAGATAAATTATAGTTTAATTTTATAATGTTAGAAATCATTTGAAATGATGAAATAATTAGAGGCAATATAACAGTTAATTTATTTAAGTCCAAAAATTTATTATTTGAATTGGGCTCTATATTCCATGCATCAATTAGTGCTTCTTTTTCAGAATTTTCAACAATCCATGCACACATATTCTCAGAATAAATATCATTAATTATAGCTTCTTGTAAAAATGTTGTTTTATTGATCAAATAGTTTTTATAGTCTTTAAAAATCCATTGATGTTTTTTATAAAAATAATCAAATACTAATTTTAATTCATCCAAATTATTCACTATTTTATTTTCAGTATTTAAATTTACTAAGCTGTTAGGTTTAATTGAAAGTGATATATTTGGTAAATTATTAAATTCTATAGCGGGAGCATCTTTATATAACCATCCTGTTATAATATATTTATAAGAAGACTTTGGTTGGTTTCCTCTGTGTGGAAAACACCAAAAAGATGGAAAAAATAGCAATTTTCCAACCTCAGGTTTTATTTTAAAATCTCCTCCAAAAAATTCGGTTTCACCACCTTCTTCAACATCATTTAAATACCACAAATATGTAACAACTCTATAATTTTTTTTTTTAATATCAACCGAACCATCATCATGATAAACATATTTTCCAATATTTTTATCATATTTTTGAATCATAAAATTGCTCATTAAATATAATTTATCATGCAAATGTTTATAATCCATTTCATAATTATTTTTTGACATATAATTAGATTTTGTATTTAATCCCGAAATATATTTTTTTAAATTTTTCTCCAATTCGCTTGAAAGTAAATCGTTTATTTCATCCCATTTACTCTCTACGTGAGATTTATTGGGTATTATAAGGTCTGTTGTATCCTTTATTCTTTTATCTAATCCTTTGTAAGTTACTCCTTGATATTTTAATTCATTGTCATCATCATAATATTTAATAACCTTTTTACAAAAATCAGTTGTAAGAGATTTATTTGTATATATATACTCCATAACTTATGATTTAATGTTAATTTTATATTTTTATTATATTTAATATATAAAATGTCGGGTTTGTATAAAAAAAACACAGGAAATGGTACCGTAAATATTGAAAACATAGTTCAGGGCGGTTCGGCTAATATTCCTGCTCCACTTTATATTTCATCAGGGTTTTCAGGATTTCCAGGATCAAATATGGGTTATGATACGGCTTTTTCAACTCCATCAAATTTTGGATTTACAATAAATGGAAATGATGTTAATGCCTATTATCAAGCCAGCTATACAGATTACACTTCAGGAAATGATATTGGATCCATTCCAGCAGGTTCAACTGCCATAAAAGTTATTTGCATAGGAGGTGGTGG